AGAGGTACTAAAGGAGTATGTACGGGTGCTAAGTTTGGTGGACCTACTTGTAGACCAGGCACACGCAGATATAACTTAGCAAAGACATTTAAAAAAATGGCAAAAAGGAAAAGAAAATAATGGCAAAAAAAAAATTCAATTGGAAAACAGAGCTAAAGACTTGGACTAAACCCACAAGAGGTATACAGTTTACTCCATTTAAGGCAGCTTATAGTGTTGGTAAATTAGCTTTTAGGCATCCCTATATATCTACAGCTTTAGCATTTGCTCCTAAAATTTATGGCAAATTTAAAGGCAAACTTCCTAAACGACCTAAAATTAGTCCTTGGACTAAAAAGGGAAGATGGATGCTATAATGACTGACGCAGAACAAAAAACATACGAAAATGAAGGCGGACTTCATACGGATAAAGAAGAAGAAAATAATCATGGCGGTAAACGTGAAGGAGCTGGTAGACCTGTCGGATCTAAAAGCAAGAAGCCATGGAAAGGTATGCTAGAACTAGCAGAAAAACATAATACATCCCCTTTAGATTATATGTTGGGTGTGTTAAACAATCCAATGTCTTCGCCTGATAAAAAACTATATGCTGCAGAAAAAGCTGCACCTTATATTCATCCGAGACTAGCATCTTCAACTTCACGAATAGGATCCGATGAGCCAATTGAAATCAAAGTCGAATGGCAAAAAGACTAGAGTTATAAAGATCCCTTACAAGCCAAGGGAATATCAAAGAGAAGTTCACGAAAACAAAAAAAGATTTAACGTATTAGTTTGTCATAGACGATTTGGAAAAACAGTTTTATCAGTCAATGAATTAATTAAAACTGCAGCCAACAAACCAAGATCGTTATGTGCATTCATAGCTCCAACATATAGACAAGGTAAATCTATTGCTTGGGAGTATTTAAAATTTTATACAAAACCTCTTATGTATTTAGGAGGCAATAGGAACGAGACCGAGTTAAGAATAGATTTATTTAACGGATCAAGAATTCAAATATTTGGTGCAGATAATCCAGACTCCATTCGTGGAATGGGATTTGACGGAGTAGTCATGGATGAATATGCAATTATGTCACCAAGGGTATGGACCGAGATCATTAGACCAGCTATTTCTGACAAGTTAGGCTGGGTAATGTTTATCGGAACTCCGATGGGACATAATCAATTCTGGGAAGTCTACGATTTTGCTCAACGAGGTCATAAAGACTGGATGGGTAAGATGTATAGAGCATCAGATACCAAGGTGATTCCAGTTGAGGAACTGGCACAGGCACGTTCCATAATGACCGAAGAACAGTACGAACAAGAGTTCGAATGTTCTTTTACTGCAGCGGTCTCAGGAAGTTATTACGGAAGATTAATAACGAAAGCCGACAATGATGGAAGAATCGGATCCGTGCCTGTTGATACAAACGTAGGTGTAGAAACGTGGTGGGATTTAGGTATAGGTGACTCAACAGCAATTTGGTTTGCTCAACGAGTAGGGAAAGAAATACACCTCATAGATTATTACGAAACTTCAGGAGAATCTTTAGCACACTATGCAGATAAACTTGAAGAAAAAGGTTATGCTTATGAACGTCATATAGCTCCTCATGATATTCAGGCAAGAGAATTAGGAACAGGAAAATCTAGATTGGAAGTTTCCAATGAATTAGGAATAGATTTTGAAGTAGCTCCTAAATTAGAAATTGATCACGGAATAGAATCTGTGAGAAATATGTTACCGAATTGTTACTTCGATAGAGTTAAATGTAAATTAGGTTTAGATGCTGTCAGACAATATCGGAAACAATGGGATGATAAGAACCAGGTATTTAAAAATAAACCTCTTCACGATTGGTGTTCACACGCAGCAGACGCATTAAGATACGGAGCTGTGCATGATCCAATTGATGTAAGTGAATGGGAAAAACCAATTAAAATAGATACGAAATATATAGTATAATGGCAAAATCAGAAAAAGATATATTAGCAGTTTTAAGCAGAGAGATACATAACGCATCAGGTTTTATTGGTGGGGAATTAGTATCTCGTAGAAAAAAATCATTAGAGTATTATTTAGGTATGCCTTTAGGGAACGAACAAGAAGGTCGTTCTCAGGTAATATCCAATGATGTACTTGATACAGTAGAAAGTCTCATGCCTTCCTTAATGAGAATTTTTACTGCAGGAGACAATGTATTTAATTGTGAAGGTACTGGACCAGAAGACGATGAAATGGCACGTCAATGTTCTGACTACCTGAACTATATTTTTTATAAAGAGAACAATGGATTCCTTGCACTTTACTCAGCATTTAAAGATGCTTTGATTCAGAAGAACGGAATCCTAAAAGTTTATTGGGATGATTCTCAGAAAACTGAGAGGGAAGAATATACAAGATTAACGGATGATGAATTTAATGATCTTGTTGCAAATCCAGAAGTTAAAGTTAAAAATCATTCCGAATACGAAGAACCCATTACAGACGATCAGGGAAAAGAATTAGACAAAGTAACTCTCCATGATGTAGTCATTCATAGAACAAGATTGTACGGACAGGTCAAAATTGAACCAGTTCCTCCAGAAGAATTTTTAATTTCAAGACGAAGTAAAGATATCAATTCTGCAAATTTTGTATGTCATAGAACTAACAAAACAAGAACAGAACTTGTTGAGATGGGCTATGATAAAGATCTTGTTGACGGATTACCTACGGGTGATACCGACTTCTTTACAGAAGATAAATTTGTACGACACCAGAACATAGATTTTTCACACGGAGCTAGTGAAGGTGATAAAAGTACAAATGATATTTTAGTCTATGAATGCTACGTCAAAATGGATGTTAATGAAGATGGCAAAGCAGAATTATTAAAGATTACAACTGCGGGATCTGGAACAGGTAAGATGATTGACATGGAAGAAGTAGATAACTTTCCATTTATTTCCGTAACACCTGTAATCATGCCACACAGATTTCATGGTAGATCCGTATCTGAACTCGTAGAAGATATTCAATTAATTAAATCGACTGTGATGAGACAAATGTTAGATAATATGTATCTAACAAATAATAACAGAGTTGCTGTCCAAGACGGACAAGTAGCTATGGATGATTTGCTAACTAACAGACCAGGTGGAATTGTTAGAACAAAGCAACCTCCACAAAATGTTATGATGCCTCTTCCAGCACAACCGATTACCGAACAAGCAAGTGGAATGTTAAGTTACCTTGATTCTGTTAAAGAAACACGAACAGGAATAACAAGACAATCACAAGGGCTAGATTCAAATACCTTAAATAAAACAGCGACTGGTCAAAACCAAATTCTGACACAATCACAAATGAGAATGGAGTTAATCGCCAGAATCTTTGCTGAAACAGGTGTAAAGGATCTAGCTTTAAAAATATTTGAACTGGTATGCAAGTACCAACAAAAAGAAAAAATCGTAAGAATTAGAGGCAAGTATATTCCTATGAGACCTTACGAATGGAAAGATAGAGTTAATGTTACTGTCCAAGTAGGATTAGGAACAGGATCAAAAGAACAACAACTCATTCTTATGAACGCTATATTGGAACGACAAATGCAGGCAATAAACTTACAACAAAATGTATTTGGTCCAATGGTTAATCTTAGGAATATATATAATAGTTTAAAGAAATTAGTAGAGAACGCAGGCTTAAATGGAATAGAACCCTATTTCATGGATCCTGACGTAGGTGCAGCTCAAATGCCTCAGTTGCCACCTAAACCACCAACTGAATTTGAAAAAGTTACATTAGCTCAAGTACAAGGTGAAAACCAACGTGCACAATTAAATGCGAATGTAACACTAAAAGAAATTGAAGGCAGAATGAGACAACAGCTGCTTGACTTCGAAATTAAGATTAAAGAATTAGAACTTAAATACGGATCTAAGATAGATGAGCTTGAACTTAAGCGTAGATCTATGTTAGAACAAACTGATCTTTCTAAATCTGGAGATTTAATGAAAGAGATAGTAAAAGGTCAACAACAATTCTTTAATGATGGACAAAAAAGAAACACAGATAAGGGAGGGAAAGAGAGCCCAGGTGCTCCTAAACGATCCCCTACTGAAACAGGCATTTGAAGATCTCCTAGAAACTTATAAGCAGGAGATTTTCCACACAAGTTTTGCTGACGATGAAAAACGTAGATCCCTTTGGATGGCATATAATATGCTAGATAAAATCAGAGGGCATTTACAGTCAATCATGGAAAGCGGAAAACTAGCTCAAAAAGATCTTGAGCTTTTACACAAGAGCTAACCTATTCTAGGAGCTCGTTATACGTCAACCCACAAGGAGGAACGTTACAATGGCACAAGAACAAACTGTTCAAGGTGCTGCTTCAAAAATATCTGGACTTCTGAATCCTAAAGAAGGACAAGCAGAACCAGAAAAAAAAGAAGCGGTCCCATCAGAGCAACCTCAAGAGATCAAAGAGGAACCTTCAAAAGAGAGTCAATCAAAGTCTGAAGAAACTCCCAAAGAAGAGGCTACTGAAAAACCCGACATCGAAGAAGAAACGCAAACAGAAACAGAGGAACCCGAACTCCACCGCATTAAAGTTAGCGGTCAAGAGTTAGAGGTTACCCTCGATGAACTGAAAGCAGGTTATTCACGAGACTCGGATTACAGACAAAAAACTCATACTTTAGGATTAGAAAGAAAAGATCTTGATAGTCAAAAGGAGGGTTTTCGTCAATCTTATGATACTCGTTTATCAGAACTAAACGACTTGATTGGAACTGCTGATAGTTTCATCAGACAACAACAAGGTAGTAAGGATCTCCAAAAACTTTATGACGAAGATCCCACAGCTGCATCCCGACTGGATTATCAGTTAAGAGAACAAGAAAAGCAGTTAGATGGCATGAAGTCTAAAGCTCAGGAGGCTTATCGTAAACAATACGATGATTACATTATTGCCCAACGAGACCTAGCAGCGGCTAATATACCAGAGTACAGCGATCCTAATAAAACCGACCAATTCAAAACTAATATGCGTACAACGCTTAGAAGTTATGGATTCAATGACGGTGAAATTATGAGTCTGGCTGATCATCGAATGTTAATGGTGATTAGAGATGCTATGAGTTATAAATCTGTTAAAGATAAAAGACCTATAGCCCAGAAGAAGGTAGCTAACGCACCTAAAGTTTTAAAATCTGGAGTAGCCAAATCAGGAACAAGTTCAGGTAGAGAGGGAATAAGAAATAAAATCAGTCGATTGAAGAAAACAGGGCACATTCGAGAAGCCCAAAGTGCTTTAATGGATATGATTAATCTTAAATCTCAACAAAAAAGGTAATATACAATGGCACAACCAACCAATACGTTTGACACGTATGATTCCATTGGAGAACGAGAAGACCTGTCGGATGTTATTTATAACATCGCACCAACTGACACGCCATTTTTAAGTTCTGCAGCTAAAACAAAAGCAACTGCAGTTCTTCATGAATGGCAAACTGATACGTTGGCGGCAGCTTCATCATCCAATGCTGTAATCGAAGGTGACGAAGCCACTTTAGACGCTATTACTGCTACAACTAGATTATCTAACTCTTGCCAAATTATGGACAAGACTATCGTAATCACAGGTACGCAGGAAGCAGTCGATAAAGCTGGTCGTGCATCTGAAATAGCTTACCAAGTCGCTAAAAGAGCTAAGGAGCTTAAAAGAGATTTGGAAACAATGCTAACAACTAACAATGCTGAAGTAACAGGTTCAGCAACAGCAGCAAGAGAAATGGGTTCATTAAGAGCATGGGTTGCTACTAATGACGTTATGGGTACTTCGGGTACTTCAGGATCTGTAGGTAATACTGCAGCAACTGATGGAACTCAAAGAGCCTTCACAGAAACTCTCTTGAAATCTGTAATTAAATCAGTATGGAATGCTGGTGGAAATCCAACTATGATTATGGTTGGACCTTTCAATAAACAAAAATTGTCAGGATTCACTGGTAACAGTACTAGATTTGACGCAGGTGCTGATGC